AAAAGACTAGCTACCAGTATCGGTATAGATACTGCTAACCTAGTAAAAACACAAGAGGAGATCCAAGCAGAACAACAGGCTGCTGCACAACAACAGCTTATTCAAAGTCTTGGACCTGCTGCTTTAGGTTCACGTTTGCTTGACCCTAAAGTAAATGCAGAAGCAAATCTAGCTGATGCACAGGCACAACAATTACAACAAGGAGGAACCCCTGATGCCAACCAAGAAGCCTAGAGAAAGAGATGAAGACGGAAAGTTTGTCTCTGAAAAAGCAATCGTTAGTCGTGTAGGTGAGTACGAAGAAAACCCTGTACCAGAAAAGTCAGGAGATGTCGTTACTGGACATGGCAATACAATTCACTATAGTTAAAAGAAAACCACTATGACTTCATCACAAGTACAGGTATCCGAAACACCACCAATGTCTCAACAAGACCTTGAAGGTCTTAAAGATGAAAATGGTTTGTATGCAGGTAAGTTTAAAACTGTAGAAGATTTAGCAAACAGCTACAAAGAACTAGAAGGTAAGCTCGGTTCTGTTACAGAAGAAGATCAAGTATCTGAATCAACAGAAGAAACTACAGGAGTACCAGAAGGATATGAAGATTATTACCAAGAAGATGGAACTGTAGATTACAACTCTGTAAATGAAAACTACGGAGAAATCTTAGGAGAAATATTTAAAGAAAACAATATTGACCCATACAAGATTAGTGCTGAGTTTCATAAGAATGAAGGAGAGATACCAGAAGAAATGTATCAATCTTTATTAGATGCAGGTCTATCTAAAAATGCTGTTGATTCTTACCTTACTGGTAGAGCAGCAGAGATGGGATATACAGAAGATGGAGAAGGTGCAGCAGAAGAACTGGCACAAGAAGAAGTAAAAGGTATTAGAGATTCTATAGGTGGAGATGAAGCCTATGGCAAGATGGTTAGTTGGGCTTTAGAAAATCTATCCAAACCAGAGATAGAAGCTTTCAATGAAGCAACAAACACAATGTCTGGACCACAACTTAGTATGATGGTACAAGGACTATATACTAGATACCAAAACGCTATGGGAGTTGAACCAAGTTTGTACTCTGGAAGACCTGCTTCTAGTGGACCTACACCTTACAGGTCAACAGCAGAGGTAGTAGCTGCCATGTCTGACCCTCGTTGGGAGAAAGACGTATCTTATACAGAAAATGTAAAAGCACGTTTAATGGGTTCTGATGTATTCGGCTAATGACTAAGTTATGTGCCAGAGGTAAGTCAGCAGCAAAGCGTAAGTTCAAGGTTTATCCTTCTGCTTACGCTAATGCTTATGCTGTCAAAGTCTGTAAAGGACAAGTCAAAGGACCAGATGGCAAGAAACGAACTGCGTCTGGTTACACAAGAAAATCATTGAGGGTTGCTTAATCATGCCACTTAAAGGAAAACAGTACAAACTAGATGTTGATGGAGACAAGAAGATCACTAGAAAAGATTTTATGATCTTGTCTAGAAACTCTAAAAAGAAAAAGAAAAATGGCAAAGCTAACACCTAAACAAATAATTACTCTCAACAAACATTCAAAGCATCATTCCAAAAAACACATGGATATGATGAAGAAGCTTATGCGTGAGGGTTCTTCATTTAAAGCTGCACATACAGCAGCACAAAAACAAGTAGGCAAATGAGTTTACGCAGATGGTTTAAAGAAGAATGGGTAGATGTCAAAACAGGTAAACCTTGTGGTCGGCAGAAAGGGGAGAAGCGTGGTGGCTACCCTGCCTGTAGACCTTCAAAAAGAGTTAGTAGTAAGACTCCAAAAACTACAAAGGAAATGAGTAGTAAAGAAAAAAGAAGATTTAAAGCAAGCAAGACCAGTTCAAAAAAAATATCCTATCAACATAGACGTAATAGTTTAAAAATTAAGTAATAGTGTTATATTTGGAATAGCTTACATTTTTTATGTCTAAGGGTGTATCAATGACTAAAGCAGATAAAGACCCCACAGGTGGTCTTACTGCTAGAGGTCGGAGAAAATACAACCGAGCAACAGGTGGAAACTTGCAAGCTCCTGTTACTAAAAAGACAGGTCTTTCTCCTAGACAGAAAGCAAGAAGAAAATCTTTTTGTGCAAGAATGTCTAAGGTAAAAGGACCATTAAAAAAAGATGGCAAGCTAACTCGCAAAGCTCTTGCACTACGCAAGTGGAATTGTGGGTCTGTATAAATTAACAAAGTAGAAATCTAAATATCCTTGTGCCTGATGCGTCAGATACCACTTGAGAGAAAGGATTGAAACGAAGTTAGTTTCTCAAATTTGTAAACATTAATCAAGGAGTTTTTCTATGGCTAACGCCACAGTATCTCGTCTTGGTTTGGTCAACAATACAGGAACAGCGTTTGATGCGTTGTTTCTTAAGGTATTCTCTGGTGAAGTTCTAACAGCTTTTGCTAGAAATAATATCTTTAACGAGCAACTTCATTCAGTTCGTACTATCACAAGTGGTAAGTCAGCACAGTTTCCAGTATTAGGAACTGCTACTGCTGCATACCATACAGTAGGAACTCCTCTTGTTGGTGCTAACCAAATCAAGGCAAATGAAAAGATTATCAACATTGATGATCTTCTAATTGCACAGAGTTTCATTGCGAACATTGATGAGCTTAAGAATCACTATGACGTAAGGGCTACTTACGCTGATGAACTAGGTAAGGCACTTGCTAGAACCTATGACCAGAACGTAGCCAAGCAGATTGCAAATGCTTCCAGAGCTTCTACTAACCTTAGTGGTGGTAATGGTGGTATTGTTCTAACTCTTGCTTCTGGTAATACAACTTCAGCAAACGTCACAGGTGATGAAATAGCTGCTGCTATCTATGATATTGCACAGACAATGGACGAAAGAGACATTCCTCCAACAGATCGTTTCTGTGTACTACCACCTGCTGAGTACTACAAACTTGCTGAGTCTGCTACAAGAACTGTAGACGTTGACTTCAACCCACAGGGTAATGGTTCGTTTGCTTCTGGTAAGGTACAACAAGTTGCTGGCATACCAATCATGATGTCTAACAACGTACCTCAGAGTAACGTATCTTCTAACCCAAGTGGTGCGAACAACACTTACTCAGGTGACGATAGTAAAACTATTGGTCTTGTCTTCCACAAGTCTGCTGTTGGTACAGTAAAACTTATGGATATGACAACTGAGATCTCTGGTTCTGACTACGGAATTATGTACCAAGGTACATTAATGGTTGCTAAGTATGCTCTTGGTCATGGAATCCTAAGACCAGAATGTGCAGCTACTATTAAGCTATCTGCTTCTTAATTTCAATTTATAGGGTATCTTATTATTAGATACCCTTTTTTTATAGCCATGTATCATTCATCAAAGAAAAAAAAGAAAAAGAAAAAAGGTGGGAGGGATTCACTCAAAATAAAAAAGTACTAAACAATGACTGTAGCTGCAACCACCGAGCTTGAATCAATCAACATTATGCTTGCTGCAATAGGCGAAGCACCTGTTAACTCTTTAACTGGCACGTTACCTGTTGATGTAAAGATAGCTCAAACTACTTTGACAGAAGTAAACAAAGAAGTTCAATCAGAAGGTTGGTCTTTTAATACTGAAATAGATGTAACTCTTACAAGAGATGGGTCTAATCAAATTAGTTTACCTGCTAATGTTTTAAGAGTAGATGCAAACATACATCAACACCCAACGCTAGACCCTATACAACGTGGGCTAAAGCTATATGATAGACAAAATAATAAGTACGAATTTGATGAAGACTTGATTTGTACTGTTGTTTATTTTAGAGAGTTTGATGAAATACCAGAACAGGCAAGAAGGTATATGACTATTAAAGCTGCAAGAATATTTGTAGATAGACTTGTCGGTGATGATGGTTTAAGAACCTATACACAACAAGATGAAACAAGAGCAAGAGTTATACTTACAGAAACAGATTATGCTAACGCAGATCACAACTTACTAAGAGGTGACCCTTCTCTTACCAGTATCTTTGATACTTACAATCCTTCTAGTGCTTTAATTAGATAACTATGGCTGTCATATCAAGAGCTATACCTACATTATTGAGAGGTATATCACAATCTTCTGATGCTTTGAAACAGCCAGATCATGCTGATATACAAGACAATGCTGATAGTAACCCTGTTCTTGGTCTTACAAAACGAAGCGGTTTTCAATATGTAACAGCTTTATCTTCTTCAACTCTTGGTAATGTTCACATACAAACTATAAATAGAGATGCAAACGAAAGATATGTAGCAATATTCAGTAATGGCAATGTAAAAGTTTACGAGTTAGATGGAACAGAAAAAACTGTAAACAAGCCTGATGGTACTGCCTACCTAAATACTTCTACACCTAGAAGTGTAATCAAAACAGTTACTATTGCTGACTTTACTTTTGTTGTTAATACAAGCATCACAACAGCTATGGACTCTACACTTAGCGGTGGTACTGGTACTAAGGCGATTATATTTATTAATCAGGCAACAGCAAATACAACTTATTCTGTAACGATAGATGGAGTGACAGTTACAGATAACACTTCTGGCGATTCAACACTTAGTACGGATACAGTAGCTGCTGACCTAAAAACTGGTCTTGATTCTGGTCTTACTGGTTTTACTATTGTTCGTAATGGTCCTGTTTTATATGTAAGAAAGAATGATAATTCTAATTTTTCTATAGATGGTAGTGATACACAAGGCGATACAAAGATGACAATAATAAAAGATTCAGTACAAAGATTTACTGATCTGCCTACTGTATCTCCACATGGTTATGTAGTTGAAGTCAAAGGAGATGAAGATACTAATTTTGATAATTACTATGTAAAGTTTGTTGGCAATAATACTACAACTGATGGGGTGGTAGAAGAAGGACAATGGGAAGAAACTGTAGAAGCAGGTATTCAGTTCAAATTTGATTATGCAACAATGCCACACGTTCTTGTACGTCAAGCTGATGGTAATTTTAGATTTGCAAAAGTAGATGGTGATAGCTATACATTATCAGGAGTAACTTATACCTTGCCTAAATGGGGTGAACGTACTGTTGGAGATATAGTATCAGCACCTAATCCTTCGTTTATTGGTAATAAAATTAATAATGTATTTTTCTTTAGAAATAGACTTGGGTTTCTTGCAGGGGATAATGTAGTTCTTTCAAGAGTATCAGAGTTTTTTAACTTCTTTCCAGAAACAGTTATATCTGTTTTAGATAGTGAACCTATAGACGTAGCTGCTTCTCATACAAAGGTTGCAATCTTAAAAAGTGCAGTAACTATGGGAGAAAAACTTATATTATTTTCTGAACAAACACAGTTTGTATTAACAAGTTCAGCAGATAACCTTACTCCTAAAACAGCTAACGTGATAGTAGCAACTGAATTTGAAAGTAGTGCTGCTGCACAACCTGTAGGTTCTGGTAGTTCTATTTATTTTCTTACTGAAAAAGGTTCGTTTGCAGGTATTAGAGAATATATTATTCAAGGAGAATCACAAATAAGAGATGCAGCAAATGTCACCATTCATGTACCAAGGCTTATACCAACTAATGTTTTTAAGATGGCAGTATCTACTAACCAAGATATTCTTGTGGTTTTAGGTTCAGACAATCCTAATAAATTGTATGTGTATAGATGGTTGTATGGAGGAGATGGACAAAAAGCTTTAAGTGCTTGGTTTACATATACTATCAATACAAACAGGTCTATCTTAAATATTGATTTTATTGGTACAGATTTGTTTGCTGTTATAGAAGAAGCTAATAAAGTAACACTAGAAAAAATACCATTTGAAACTGAATTTAGAGAACCTAATGCTAATTTTGAATATCATCTTGACCACAAGGTAACTGAAGCAACAACAGGAGTATCAGTATCTTATAACTCTGGTACTGGTCTATCTACTTTTACAGTTCCATATAGACTCAGAGCAAACATGAATATTGTTGGTAGATATTTAGGTACAGGAGAGACAAGCACATTTGTAGATGCTCAAGGCAATACAAAAACTCTTGTATCAGGGCAAGTACTTTTAACTACAAATCTTACAAATGGTTCTACTTCTACCATTACAGCAACAGGAGATTTTAGAAATAGTAAGTTTATTATTGGAGAACCTTATGAAATGCACTATAGATTTAGTAAACAAAGATTAACAGAACAAGGTGCAGGTTCTCCTGAGTATGTAGGTGGTAGATTACAAATACATCATTTCTACATTAAGTATGAAGATGCAGGGTTTTTTAAAGTAGAAGTAACACCTGAGAATAGAGATACTTCGATTCATAAATTTACTGGTCGCTTGCTTGGTTCTGCTTCTGCTTCTATTGGACAGATAAATTTAGATACAGGTACATTCAAAGTACCAATAATGAGTAAGTCTGACAGAGTAGATATAGATATAAAAAATGATACATTTCTTCCTACACGTTTAGCTAGTGCAGAATTTGAAGGAGTATTTCATATAAGGAGTAGAAGAATATAATGGGATATTTAAGAAAGTCAAACCTCAAAGATTTTAAATATGTAGTAGATAACATGAGAGTCATGGACAAGATTGAAGCTTTATATCAAACAGGTATGAGTCCAGAAGATGCTCTTAGTCTTACCTTCTTAGGTAGTAAGACTAATATGACTATTGCTGACGATGAAGGACAACCTATAGGTTTATGTGGAGTACAGAAAGATGGTTGTATATGGTGCGTTGCTACAGATGATTTGTTTGATAATAAAAAATATAGAATACAATTAATACGACAAGGCAGAAAATGGGTTGATAATCTACTTGAGTCTTATAAAATACTTTATAATTATGTATATGCAGAAAACACTTCTGCTATAAAATGGTTAAAAGCTCTTGGGTTTACATTTGTAAAACTACATGAGAGTTATGGTTATCAAAAAAAACCTTTCTACGAATTTCTGAGGATTGCCTAGATGTGTGTTGGTGCTGCATTATTAGGAGGAGCAGGTACAGCTGCAACAGCATTTAACATAGGCTTGGGTCTTACTGTTGCCAATGCTTTTGTTGGTAGGGCTGCTGCACAGCAAAGGGCAGGACAAATATATAACCAAGCATTATTAGCCAACCAATCAGCAGAAGCAGATAAAAGACAAAAACAATTAGCTCTTTCAGAAAGAAAAGCAGAAGAAGAAAAGTTTGCAGCACAAGACAAATTTGCAAAAACTATTGATGCTTTGCAAACAAAATCATCTATAGTAGCATCAGAGCAAGCAGGTACAACTATAGGATTATTATTAATGGACCAAGATAGACAAGCTGCTAACTATAGAGAAAAAGTAAATCAAAGTATAGAATCAATGCAAAGACAATATTTATTTAATATTCAACAGACAGAATCACAATTTGAAAGCAGAAGAAATCAACTACAAAGTAATATCAATGAAGCTTATAATGCCATACCAACTCTAGGTCAGACATTATTAAATATCGGCACTCAAGGTGTTGGTATGTACCTTAATGCAGCAGCTATTTAATTATGGTTTTACAAGTAGGCACTACACAATTTCAAAGTACAGCAGGGCAAAGTTCTAGAAGTCCTGTAGAAACTTTTGTTGAACCTGTAAATGTTTTACCTAAAACTGGTTTGATGGATTTAGCTGAAACCTTATCAGACATCAACCCTACACTACAAAGATTTGTTAACTTTCAAATTGATAAAGCAAAACAAGAAGGTGTACTAGAAGGGCAGAATCTACTTTTAGGTGCTGATGATAAAGAAATTACACAGATAAAAAAAGAATTATCTGAAAAAAAAGGCAACAGAATAATGAGAAATTTTGTTGGTGGCAATATGTATATAGAGTATGGAATAGAAAAACAACTTGCTATGAATTTAGGAAACATAGCAGAAGGCAAGACTAATCAATTCTTTGCAAATCATATTGTTCAAGTACCAAACAAAGAAGGCGGTACTACTGCTGTACCTTTATCTCAATTTGATGTGAACTCTAAGGAGTTTCAAGGTGCTATAAACGAATTTAAAGAAACTCAATTATTAGATACAAAAGGAATAAGACCACAACTTTTAAATCAATTTTTCTTTCCACAACAAAATGCAGCTTTACGCAAAGCAATAACTAAACAGGTAGAAGCAAAAGCAGATGCAAACATACAAAATTATACAAGTATGCTTACAGACAGTTCGTTATTATATTTTCGTAATATTGATAAATACAATGAAAATATTGAAGAAAATATTATTGATGCAGATTTTCAAGATGGAGAAAGCTACGCATTATCTTTACTTCAAAATGATACAGACTATACATATAGATTAGGTTTATCAGATGTTGTTTCTCCGTCAGGCATGATTGAAATAATTAAAAAAAATGGTTATAGAATTTTAAATGATTTTGAAAAAGGTAATATTTCTTGGGTAGAAGCTCAATCTGAGTTAGACGATTATATAGATTTTATGTCAGGAGTTACAGTAGGACCAGTTGGTACTACAAAAGAAGGATTACCAGTACAAAAAACACTAGGAGAGTTTTTAGATCAAGATGATAGTATCTTGGAACTTAAGAAAGAAATATATGAAAAGATAAAAGATGCAAACGAAGAAGAACAAGACCTTGCAAATCTATTGAATAAAAAAGACATAACAGAAACTTTAGGTACTATGGATTGGACTTCTATGAATCAGACAACGTATGTCAATAATGTTAAAACTCTCAAAGCTTTAATTACAAAACACCCAGATTTAAAACAATTTATTGTTCAAGAATATAATTTAAGAAATGATAATGTTGATCTTTGGTTTGATAGATTTATAAGAGACTATAACAATGGTAAGTTTGGCGATAAAGATAAAGCAAGAGTAAAGCTTGATAGTTTTATGGCTGTACTAGGCTCTACTGTAACTGATGAAGATAGAACACGATACAAAGATGCTTTAAAATTACTTAATAAAGAAAGCCCTCAAGGTGTGTTGTCTTCATACCCAGAGTTTGCAACTGAACTTCAAAACATGAAAGAAGCTTTGAGAGAAGATAACAAGTCTGGATATACAGTAGTAAAAGTTGGTTATACAAATGCTTTCAATGATCTTTCAAAACGATATAGAGTTAAAATTGATAAATGGGCTATGACAGATTATGCAACTCAAAAAGAAAAAGATGAAGCAAAAGATGAAATTATTAAATTTATAAAAGAAGAAACATACAATATATTAACTAACAATTACAAATTTGCTGATCCTTTACTTGAAAAACTATTTAATTATTCTAATAATAAAAGTCCAGTAAAAGATAATCAGAAGTTAAAAAATTTAAGAGGACTTGCAGAAGGTGGTCCTGTTAAAAAAGATGAACCTGTAATTGTTGGAGAAGAAGGCAGAGAAGTTTTTGTACCAAAAAGTGATGGAGTGATTATTCCTAATGATGATATAGAAGATTCAAAACAAACAGCAGAATCTTTAGGCATAGTAGGTAAAGAAGAAACTAATGGTGTAAAAAGATTTGAAACAAACTTTCCTATTTTTTATAAACTAGCTAAAGAAGCAGGTCATAAGTTTCCAGAACTAACTGCTGCACAAGCCATGTTAGAAACAGGTAATGGAGAATCGCCATCAGGTAAAAATAATTATTTAGGTTTGCAAGCATCATTAAGTCAAATAGAAAAAGGTCAATCTACTAACCTAGAAACAAAAGAAGATTTAGGTAGAGGTCTTGAAAATACAAGAAGAGATTTTGTAGATTTTGATGATATTAGAGATCAAATGAAACAATACAACGAAGAATGGAATGAACCTTTTAGAGATAGAAAAGGTATAGTAAGTGTAAATACAGTTGAAGAAGCTATTGACTTAATCCAAAGCAGACCAAATGATTTGTATGCTACAGACAAAGACTACAAAACAAAGGTCTTACAACTAATCAAAGACGCAAAACGTAATCCTCCACTATTCTAAAAATGACAAGTTCAACTCCAAATATAGGCTTTGAAAACGAAGAGAAGCCTACTGTAGATATAGGTTTTGAAAATGAAGAGAAATCTACTGTTGATATGAATATAGACCAGAAACTTCAAGAAGTAGGATATGAAGATGAAACAACTGTTGATACAACAGAAGAACAGCAGCCAGAAGTTGAGTTTGAAAATGTCTTTGATAATAAAAAAATATTTAATATGGATAAAAGTTGGATAGATTGGGATACAGAATATAACTTTAGTGATTACACAAATACTTTTTTACAAGATGGAGATGAACCATTTGATTTATATGCAGAACCAAATGATAAGACAAGAAACATATTTAGTAAAACTATAGACTTTTCAGTTGGAGAAGATACTGTACCAAACCTTGAAGCACGTTTAAAATTTTTAAGTGTCTATGATTTTATAAAAGGTAATCAGTTTACTAACTTAGGTTTTGATAACAAACCAATCAAAGGTTTAAAAGATAGACAACAGTTTTTTAAATTAATAAAAAAAGAAACAGGTTTTACAGGCGAAGAGTTTTTAGGAAACAAGATACCTAGAGAAAAAGTAGAAAGCGAAGAGTTCCAAAATGGTCTTGCAAATGTAATGAAATATTATGAAAACAAAGGTTTTACTATCAATATGCTTGAAGCTGATGACGAGTCGCAACTAAATAAATTAGCAAAAGGTATGGGTATAGAGATAGGTGTAGGCATGACAGCAGATTATGTCTTTGCACCTTTACTTGGTGGCAATGGTTGGTCTAAAGCTATATATGCTCTTGGTCAATTTACAGTAGGTTATACAGCAGACATAGAGTCACAAAAACAACAATTAAAAACAGAAGACAGAGTAAATTTTAAACCTGACCAAAGAAGAGCTATTGCAGCAGGTTTTACACAAATTATTCCTTTTGGTGTAACTCTAAAAGGTTGGAAAGGTGTAGCTGCGTCAGGTGGTTATGGTGGAACGATTGCTACTACTGAAACTTTTTTAAGAGATATATTAGGAGATGATGTAAGTTTAGATGAATATTACGCTTCGTTTGGTTTAGGTGCTACTTTTGGTGGTACTTTAAAAACTTCTATAGAAGGTTTAGATAAGATATTTACTAAATATAAAAACTTCAGATACGACAAAATAAACAACATATTTAACTTAAACAAAAAAGATGTTCAAATTGTGGAGGAAGCAACAGAAAACATAACTAAAGCAAATAAAGTTTTAAAGAATGATATAGAAAGTAAAGGAGAAAACTACGACAACATTGGAGAAAAGTTAAAAAACGAAGGTTCTGGTACGAGTAGTCAAACAAATACAAAACCTATAGATGGTTCTGTCAGAACATATATAATGCCTAATCAATTTAAAAATACAAAGCCTAACTATGGAGATGCACCTATAGTCTTTCAATCTGATTTTGATAAGATGGCTTGGTATTTAAGATATAAAAAAACAAAACCGCCAAAGTATGCAGATCAAATTTTAGAAAGTTTTATTAGTCAAGGTTTTACAGAAGCAGAAATAAGACAGCATGGCACAAACTTACATGAAAAAATAAAACAAATAGTTATTGATAAAACAGGTTCAGCACAAGCAGGTCGAGGTAACACAGTAGGACTAACAATAGAAGTACCTGCTGATGCTAAGTATTCGGGAGAAGTACAGACAAGTATTACTGGTAAGAAACAAAACTTAGGCGATCTTACAAAGAATCCTCAATCAGTTGCTTTTATTAAAGAATTTAAACCAAGACAGCAAGAATTAGTAGAATCAATAATTAGGCAATTAAAAGATGAAAATGTTTTTGTAGGTTCTAAAAGTCAAGTACAAACAAGGCTTGAAGGTCTAGGTATGTTTGATAAAGGAGTTGTTAAGTTATCTAATACAAGTGCGATAAAAGAATATGCAGAGATGTATGCAAAGATGTATAACCTAGTTCCTAGTGATTCTTTAAATTTTGCAGTTGCACAAGTTATAACACTAGCAACAGAAAACGTAGCTAATAAGAACCAAATAATGATGGACCTTATTAAGACAAAAGATTCTGCAAAGATACAAAAAAGTATTGATGATTTGTTTGAAGCACTAACAGATGTAGAAGAATGGTTAACACTAGGTCTGCCACTAAGAACACAAGCAGGTAGAACTGTTAAGTCCTTTGGTATGAAGACAGAGCAAGGTATAGAAGGCAAGACAGTTGAAGAGATAACAGGTATGACACCTGCTGAGAAAGCTGCTGCTACTGCTAAAGTACCTGAGTTACAAATAGATATTGATGACGCAATATCAAGAAATCAATTATTAAAAACTAGACTTACAGAAGCTTTAGAAGAAGCTACAAAAACAGGAGATTATTCAAAGTTAAATCAAGCAGCAGTTACTTTAAAAGCAGCAAGTGGTGATCCTAGAAAACTTGTTGCAATACAAAATCAAGATGCTATATCTACTTCACTTATAAAAGGATTAGACAAAGGTGCAAGAATTTTAAATGAGATTGGTATTAATGCTGTTCTTTCTGGTCCTAATACACAAGCAATAAATTTATATTCTGGTGCAATGATGACATTTATGAAAGCAATGAATAATTTTGTAGGTGCTAGTAGTGTTACCGAGTTAAGGGCAGCACAACAATATATGTCTTATTTATTTTATAACTTAGATTTTGGTGTAAATGCTTGGAAAAGATCATGGGATATGGAAGACAACTTTATTAATGTTGGAAATGTTAAAGGAGATACAGGTCAACGATTTATTATATCTTCGGATTCTAGCTTCTGGCCTTTAAGGGCTTATGACGAGTTTGGAAGAATTATAAGACTACCTAGTAGATTAATGACAGCTAATGATGCTTTAATACAAGCACCTAATATTATTGCTGCTACTGCATTTGAAGCTTTTAATGAAGGTGTTGGTAGGAATTTAGAAGGAGAAGATTTAACAAAATATATAAAAGGAACTGTAGATGGTGTTATATCTTATTTACTTAGAGGTCAAGAAGGAACTTTAGGTAGAATTGATCCATTAGATGAAGGAGTAGTTGGACCAAGACAACTACAACCAACTGATGCAGTAATACAAAGAATACTTACAAGAGCAAAAGAAGTTGGCAAAACTATTACGTTTACTCAAGACATAAGAACAGACAGTTATTTTGGTAAAGGTGCAAAGTTTATAAATGATGCAGCTATTAATAATCCAGCAGTTAGATTTTATTTTAAATTTACAAGAACTCCAACCAATATGTTTTTAGAAACTGCAAGATACTTGCCAATAGTAAATATGCCAATACAAGTTACATTACCAAGTGGACAAAGGGTAAACATAAATCTAGTAAACCAAGCACTTTTACCTGATATGGTTGCTGACTTAAATAGTCCAGATCCTTATGTTCGTCAACAGGCAAATGGTCAAATAAGAATGGGTGCTGCACTTGGTACTTTAATGTTATTTCTAACTAATAAACAATTTGAAGATGTAGATGACGAATATAAAAAAGAATTTTTAACAGGTGGTGGTCCTAATTTTTATACCAAAGAAGGTGCTGCACAATGGATTTCTATGTATAAAAATGGTTGGCGACCTTATAGTAAAGCTGTTTTGCAGTATGACGAGAATGGTGATCCTTTGTTAAGAAATGGTAAGCCTGTATATATCTATAAGAGTCTTGAGTTTATACCCGATCCACTAGCTTCTTTAGTAAGAACTTGGTTAGATTTTGCTGAGATGCAACCTTGGTTGCCTGATGAAGGAGAAGGAGTAATGGAATATGTAGGAACTTGGTTTGCTTTTGTTGGTCGTAATATGTTTGGTAAAACATATACAAGTCAAATATCAGAGCTATTAAAAATTCTTTCAGCAGGTGGACAACTAACTGAACAAGGTATAGATGAAGGTTTGAAATATCGAGACAAAAAACTTCTTGATTATATTGGTAGACAAGTATCCGCTAATTTCCCTTATTCAAGTTTGTTTAAAAGACTTGCAAGAATACCTGCTGCTATAAAAGAAACAATGGGATTTACTGAAGAAGATGCTAAAGCCTTATTTGAGTCAACAGGCGATCCTACACAATTAAGAAAATTTATAAAACGTGATTCAAAAACATACTCAGGAGATGGTGCTAATGAAAGCTTGCCATATAGTGACGAAGATTTTAATAAAGCAAATTTTGTAATTCAAGCTCTTGAAAATACAGTAGATAAGATGTTTAAAGAAATCGTACCTTTAAATGTAGGAGGTAAGCTACCTTCACAAGTAGAGCATATAACTAATAATGTAGTAACTTATCCACGCAAAGAAGGAGGTCTTTTTCAATTTATCTACAATAGACCTATAGGAGAAAGTCAAAACTTTTTAGTTCTTGATGTGCAAGCTGAGATAGGTAAAATGTTACCTCCACCGCCAGATATTATAAGAGGATCAGTACTACCTAATTTAAGATCAGCAAACTTTATACCAAAAAAATTAGATAGGAATGAATACAATGATCTAAAAAAAATAACAAACGTAATAGAACTTAAATATAAAGGTAAAGATATGAATATAAAAGAAGCTATAAATGCAGAAATAAATACACCTTATATACAATCACTTAGAAGTACTATTAAAAATAATGGCTTACAAAGTGAAGAAGGACAAAAAGCAGCAGAACTTATATTCCAATCATTATCAAAAGTAAATACCAAATATATAAAAGCAGGTATGATAGAGTATATGCGAACTGAAATGACACAAAAAGATATTGATAATAGAATAAATGCAGTTGAAGAAAAAAATCAAAACTTTAATGATGTATTGCTTAAAGAGTTTGATAAACTTAACTTAGGTACATTTAACAATAGTTCCTTTTAATCATGGCTACTAATACTACTGCTACTTCAGTTCAACATAATGGAAATGGCAGTACAGCCAGTTTTGCTATACCTTTTTCATTTCTAGCAAATGCAGAAGTTGATGTAACAGTAGGTGGTGTTCTTAAAACACTAGGCACTCACTATAATATAAGCGGTTCAACTGTTACCTTTACTTCTGGCAACATACCGCCTTCGGGTACTAATAATATTAAGTTTCAAAGAGATACAAATATAAGTACAAAGAAAGTAGATTTTCAAGATGGTAGCGTTTTAACAGAAACAGATTTAGATACAAACAGCGATCAGGTATTATTTGCTCAACAAGAGATTACAGATAAATTATCAGGTATAGAAGAAGGAGCAACAGCAGACCAAACAAATGCAGAAATTAAGACAGCATACGAAACAAACTCAGATACAAACGCATTTACTGACGCAGAAAAAACAAAATTACAAAATTTAGATTTAGCAAAGTTACAAGGAATAGAAACAGGAGCAACAGCAGATCAATCTAATGCTGAGATTAAAACTGCTTATGAAGCAAACTCTGACACTAATGCTTTTACTGATGCAGAGAAAACAAAACTAGCAGGTATTTCTTCTGGTCAAGGAGCAACAGATTTTACGTCTTTAACAGATACCCCTGCAAACTTTACAAGTGCAGCAGGTAAAACAGTTAAGGTAAACAGTAGTGCCAATGCTTTAGAGTTTGTAGATCAAATATCAGACGTTGTAGGAGATACTACACCGCAGTTGGGAGGAGATTTAGATGTACAGGCAAGAGAAATAAATACATCTACATCTAATGGCAATATAAAATTAAATCCTAATGGTTCAGGTGCAGTAGAAGTAAAAGGAGATGGTAGTAGTAATGATGGTAAATTACAACTTAACTGCTCACAAAACTCTCATGGTGTAAAACTACAATCCCCTGCTCATAGTGCAGGTCAATCTTATACCATGATTCTGCCTGACAACCAGATAGCAGCAGATAAATTTTTAAAAGTAAAAAGTATTACTGGTAGTGGAGCAACAGCAGTAGGACAACTTGAATATGCAGATGGTGGGGGTGGAGCTACAGGTGGTGGCGGAGAGAAAATTTTCCATGAATCCGAGAATACAATGGATAATGACTACACAATAACTGCAAATCATAACGCAATAGTCGCTGGCCCTTTAACAATTAATGCTACACTTACTGTAGGTGCTACTTCAACTGTTACTTTCGTCTAATGGCAGTATCAATCAACGGATCTACAAACGTAATTACAGGTTTAGCGGTAGGAGGTTTACCTGATGGGATAGTAGATGCAGATATGCTTGCATCAAATGCTGTAACTTCTGGAAAACTTGCAAGTGGTGTTGGAGGTAAAATTTTACAAGTAAAACAAACTTTTAAAAATGATACTGCAAGCACAA